TTTATTCCCAAAGATTATAGGGAGACTGTAGATAGAAACTTAAAACAAATGGGTCTGTAGAGGATAGAGTTATGGAACAGTTTTCAAAGCGTGATGTTAAAATCTATACCGTCTGGGTGGGCGGTATAGAAATAAGCCCAGAGTTATTTAGCATAGAGTCTGCTAATGATGTAGCAGATGATTGGCGAAGAATGGGATACACTGATGTAGTTATAGGTTCTTATTACAGACGGGAGCAATAAAGTTATGAACAGACTTATGCAAGTTTCAAACCATATAGATATAGCTATTGATGCTGATGTTGTTAGATATTGTGATAAGAAGCAGGTAGTTATATCTATGATACGAAGCCCTAGACTTAAAGATAACTGCTATGCAGTACATGATGTTAGCTTTGAAGATGGCTGTATGATATTCTGGGGTCACTATGATTTAACCTTCGAAGAAGCTGTAGAAAGTTTTAATACTAAATCAATTAGATAATTAAAATGAAGATAAATAATTAGTAAGTAAGTTTCTTACGAACTTACTAATTATTTATTCTTCACAAAAGGAGATGGCGATGTTCAACACTCACTGTAAAGCGGTTCAGGAATACTCTCAGCGTAATGCTAATAACATGGCGGATACTGTACTCATGGTAGTTCTATCAATTCAGCAAAACTGGTTGAGTGTTGGAGACCAGATGGCTGATGTTAGAGCTAACAAGTTAGATTCTAAATTCCTTTGGGGCAACAAGATAAAAACTTATGAATATCTTATGTCGAACAAACATAAGATGTTTGCCCAAGTCAAGGCAGTCCTTAACTCTGGTAAGAGCTATGACGAAAAGGCTTTCAGCCTAATGACAATCTTCCTTAGAGTTGACGGATTAGGTTTACCTAAAGCAGGGTTCTGCTGTCAGCTAATAGCAGGAATGGTTGGTTGTATGGATGTCCATAACATCAAGATGTACAATGTAGACCCTAAGATTCTGAAGCTGAATCCAAAGCCTAAGACTTTGAAAGCTATGGAAGCTAACGACCAACGAACCAGAACCTATATAAATCTATGTCATGCTTATGGTTGTGATAATCTATGGAACTCATGGTGTGAGAACCTAGCTACAAAATCTAACAGGTGGCAAGATGCTAATCATGTTAGCGAAGTACACTACACTTATTTGATTGGAGAATAGTTATGACTGATAAAGAATTTATTGAAACAATATTCGAAGAAGTCTATGGTGATAATGCTATCAACAGAGGCTTCAGCAAACAAGATGTAATTGAAGAATTACAAAACATGAATAACATTATCGGTGGCTATGAGAATAGCGAAACCCATGTATGGCACGAGGTATAAAACTATGGAAAATTTAGTGTTAGATGTTATACATCAGATAGAAAAAGATTTAGAAAACAAAGACTTAGCACCGCTTTATGAACTGCTTAGTCTCTTACCCAAAGAAGCTTTAGAAAGTTTTAAATCCGAAGGAGAAAGCTATGACTACATCAACCTCTGATGACCACCCAACTTGGAGTGTAGAAATACTACATAAAGATAATCGCAATGAAACTATATATTGCTACAGCTATGATGAGGCTCATACCGAAGGTATTTTATCTAGCCGACCATTTATTATTACTAAAATCCACGTAGTGGAAGGAGCAAAAGAGTATGTCAAAGGTGAAAACTAATATGACTGATTACGAAAAAGGCGTAGAAGATTGTAAGCGTGGTGAATATGACCCTCATGGCGGATATAAATATATTGATGGTTATGCTGACCAATATGCTAAAGAAGAAACACAAGCAGGTTATGTGGAACAAATAATAGATTTTAATGAAGGTTTATTAGATTTAATTAATTAATTTATTTTACATTATTTTAACTCAATTGTCAACGATTTTTTAACTTTAAGGTATAAAACTATGGAAACTTTATTTAACTTTGTAGCATCAGCAATACATTCACTAGTGTTTAGTGGTAAGAAAAATGGTAAACTATTTGGTAAGTCTTTTATTGTAAGACGCAGAAGCTCTAAGAACCGCTTCGAAATGAGCAAGGGTAAGTGCTTTAATATCTTACACTGCTACAAGTGGGGCTTTTATCTACAGCACAGCGGCTCTAGAGCTATCAGCTTCAACAACATCAAAGACATCAACGGCATCGAAGGAGTACAGTAATGTCTAACGTCACACCTATGTTTGAAAACTATGGTGCTACCCAGTCCCTTAGAGATAAGGGATATGGGTCAGCGGATTTTGATATAGATACAGCGCCTCTAATATATCTTGATGCTTACGAAAGCTCTAAGTCTGTTATCTATCGAACTGACACAGGACAAGAGCTAGGTGTTCATGGTCATGGCTATCAGGCTGTATCGCCCAAAAAGATGATAGATTCTACACGTTCTATTATTGAGCGTTCAGATTTAAACACCAGAGACATCGAAGAAACCATTAGAACTTCGCATGACGGGGCTAGATGTTTTGTACAATATACTCTACCGGCTCATACTTATGAGACCCCAGATGGAGATACAGCGTCTCTCAGCCTACTTGCTACTAGTTCTATTGACGGCACATTCCCCTTTATGATTAGTGCCGCAGCTATACAGTCTGCCTGTACAAATCTACAAGTGTTCATTGGTGGTGAGGTAGCTGTATATAAAGCTAAGCACACCAAGAGCCTCAACGTAGAGCATGGTGCTAACCTAATCGTCAAAGCACTAGATGTATTCAACAACGAGCGAGAGTTGTGGGACAGAATGCAAGGCGAGTACGTTAGTTCTGACCAAGCTTTCAAAGAGATATGCCATGCCGTAGGCTCACAAAAGCTTATTGAAGAGTCTCAACATCACTCACCATCAGCAGTTGTTGACAGGAACAGAGGCACTGGTAAGAATGTGGCTTATATCTGGGATGCTTTCCATAGATATAAAGTACGTCTAGGTCAGAATCGTTGGGCTTTGTACAATGCCTTCACAGATTGGTCTACTCACTCAGGTGCGTACACCAAAGCATCTAACCGAAACATTGCTTCGGTCAGAGCACACCGCCAAGACATTGTGCGTAAAGCTTTTGCAAGGGCGGCATAATGTTAAACGACAAACTAACACCAGAAGAAAAAGAACTTTTGGTTATAACTATGGAAGAGTGTGCAGAGCTTTCTTTTTCCTGCAGTAAGATTCTTAGATTCGGCACAGAGCCTAGCCACTTAGATGATATACTGCAGGAAGCAGGAGATGTTTTATGCATGGTGTCTATGCTACTTGAGTATGGCTTCTTAGAAGAAGAACCACTACAAGAAGCGGTAGAGAATAAACTGAGTAAACTAAAACGATGGAGTAATATAGTTGATAACAACAGCGGGAGTGTGCATTAGTTTATATCTGTTAGGTGCTCCAATTGAGATACTTATGGGCGGCACAGTTTTGTCGGGAGTGATAGAGCTGAACCACATTTATCCTAAATAGTACTTGACAACATTAACAAAATCGAGTATAATGCGATTTCAATTTTCAACCACATGAGGAAAATATTATGGCGATAGTAGAAGGAACAGCTTATTGGGCAAGTGTAACAACACCGAACACAACTTACGAACCTGTTTACACAGTAAACTTAGTTGTATCAGATGATGTTGCAGAAGACTTTCAGAGTCGTGGCTACCCTACAAAAGAAATGGATGAGGGTCGAGCCATCGTAATCAAGCGTAAAGTCAATGGTCCAAATGGCATGGTGCGTTCAGCACCGAAGCTAGTCGATGGACAGAAGAACCCTATGGATGAGCGTGTAGGCAATGGCTCTAAAGTAAAGGTTCAGTACAAGGAGTGGGAGTCAGTCTGGAAGGGCAAGACCTTCAAAGGATTAGACTTTCAAGCAATGCAAGTGTTAGACTTAGTGTCAGTCGGTACAGTTGATGGCGGTGAGTTTGACATCGAAGATGACATGGGAGATGAACTATAATGGAATACACATATAAAACTGACGATGGCACATCTTATGATGTGTCGTTGTTGGGTGAGCAGGGACAGGGATTGTTCCAACTCATTCAGCACAGCGTAATGAAAATCAAAGAACTGAATAAACACATTCAGGTAATTCAAGCAGGAGCTACACACATTAAAGCTTTGTTTGAAGCAGAACTCACGGATGAGGCAATCGTAGAAGACACGGGAGAAGAACCCGAAACTAACTAAGAGGTGCTTATGCCATTTGTTAAACACAAGCTCCCCTGCACAGAGTGTGGGGGTAGCGACCCAGTATCACAGAACGATGATGGGTCTGCGTATTGCTTTAGTTGCAATACTTATTTTAAACAATATGGTACATCGGAAGTACAACAAGATACCGTAACGGACTTTACAAGGTATCAACCAAGACAGGATGGTGCTAGTTTTAACGCACTTACAGACCGTAGCATTAGCTTAGAGACTGCCAAAAAGTATGGCGTTAAATCTACTACTACAGTCGGTGGTCAAGTTACAAGCCATCACTATCCTTTCTTCTCCAACGGAGAACAAGTCGCTACAAAGATACGCAAACAAGGTAAGCAGTTTGTGTGGCAAGGCGACTCAAAAGAAACAGGGTTGTTCGGAGAACAGCTATTCAAATCAGGCGGCAAGTTTATTACTGTCGTTGAGGGCGAGTGTGATGCTATGGCAGCATACGAACTTCTCGGCAGTAAGTGGCCTGTAGTATCTATCAAGTCAGGTGCACAAGGAGGTGCTCGTGATGTCAAGAACAGCTTAGAGTTCTTGGAATCTTTCGAGACAGTTGTACTGTGCTTCGACTCTGATGATGTTGGCAAGAAAGGAGCTAAAGATATTGCTAAGCTTCTTACGCCAAACAAAGCTAAGATTATGACATTGCCAGAGGGTTACAAAGACCCTAACGATATGTTGAAAGACCGCAAGCATTCCACGTTTGTAAGTTCTTTCTGGGATTCCAAGACTTATACACCGTCTGGCATATTGAATCTATCGACTCAGCTCGATGCTTATCGCAAGCTACAGACTGAGACCAAAGATTCTATACCTTATCCGTGGCATGGTCTGAATCAAAAGCTAGAAGGAATGCGACAAGGCGAGTTGGTTACATTGACTGGCGGTACTGGTCTCGGTAAGTCAAGTGTTACTAGAGAGATTGAACACTGGCTTATCAATCACACCGAAGACAACGTAGGTATTGTTGCACTAGAAGAGAACTGGAGTCGTACAGCCGAGGGCATTATGTCTATTGAGGCTAACGCCAAGCTGCATCTCAACAGTGTCAAAGAAGAGATAGGCGAAGATAATCTTCTAGAAACATACAAGAAAGTATTCATGGGTAAGAACGAGGGGCGTGTATGGATTCATGCTCACCTCGGTGTCAATCACCTTGAAGATATATTCAGCAAGCTACGCTACTTGATTGTCGGGTTAGACTGTAAGTGGGTTGTAGTTGACCATCTTCACATGCTTGTACTGCAAGCACTAGAGGGTGATGAGCGCAAAGCTATTGATAGTATTATGCACCGACTGCGTTCTCTTGTAGAAGAGACAGGTGTTGGAATGATACTGGTCTCTCACTTGAGACGTATCGATGGTAATCGTGGACATGAGAACGGTATCGAGACAGGCTTATCTCATCTGCGTGGTAGTCAATCTATCGCACAGCTTTCAGATGCAGTCATATCTCTTGAGCGTAATCAGCAGTCCGAAGACATTGTAGAAGCTTCAACAACTAAGGTGCGTGTATTAAAATCTAGATACACTGGTGACGTTGGTGTGGCGTGTAGCCTTATATATGATGGCGAGACTGGTAGGCTTGGAGAGATACCCTGCGATGATAACTATAGCGCATTTGACGGAGATGAACTATGAATATAGTATTTGATATTGAGGCAGACGGTCTCGAACCTACGAAGATATTCTGTATTGTAGCACAAGACGTAGACACCAAAGAGGTGTTTACGTTTGACAATACACAGCTTGAAGCAGGCTATTTGTTTTTGAAGTCTGCTACTAAATTGATTGGTCATAACATCATAGGCTATGACTTACCTGCACTTAAGAGTGTAGCAGGCATTGACCTAAGTGAGACGAAAACTGTAGATACTCTAGTTCTATCCAGATTGTTTAAGCCGACTCGTGAAGGCGGTCATGGGCTAGAGTCTTGGGGCTACAGGCTAGGCTTCAACAAAGGTGACTATGGTCAGTCAGAAGGTGCTTGGGATTCATACCGCCCTGAAATGCTAGAGTATTGTCAGCGTGATGTAGAGCTAAACACCAAAGTATACGAAGCTCTAAAGCTTGAGAGCCGTGGCTTCACACCACAGTCAGTAAGACTAGAACACAAT